TTGGCGCAGTCTAATCCAGAGGTGCATAATTTACACGCGGCCTATCGCAGGATGTATCAGGCTCTTGAGGTGCAAAATATTGACGAGATATTACCTCCACCGCCAGAACCACAACCATTAGATCCAGCCATTGAGAATGCCAGAGCGTTAATGGGAGAAATCCTTACTACGTTTCCAGAGCAAAATCACGAGATTCACATTCGCATACACATGGCGTTTATGAAGACTCCTTTGGTAATGACATCTCCACAGGTTATGGGTACGTTTTATTCTCATATAATGGAGCATGTATCTCAGAAGGCACGTAAGATGGTTCAGGCGGAGATTGAAGGGTTGATGAGTCAGGTACAACTGGCGGCACAAGGTGGCGCGATTAACCCAGAGGCGGCACAACAACAGATTATGGAGCTTCAGCAACGTGTGTCTGATCCAGCGCAAATGGAAGCTTTGATTTCCATGCAGATGGAAAAGTTGATGGCAGAAGTTCTTCCAGGGCTACTACCTGCTGGTAACGATCCTATGGAAGACCCATTGGTACAAATTCGTATGCAGGAGTTGGCGTTGAAAGAAAAAGACTTACAACGCAAGACAGAAGATGATCAGGGTGATATGTTGATGGAGCTTCAAAAATTACAACAACGTGCGGCTACAGATGCGGCTAGAATAGAAAGCCAAGAAGACATCGCGGAAAACCGCAATCGAGTAAATCGTGAGCGTATAGATGTACAACGCGAAGCGATGCTCCGAAGAAACTAACCTCCGATGATAGAGGTTGTCACTGCGATAACTATGGCCTCAAATGCGTTTTCTGCGCTCAAGAAGGGTATGCAGGTAGGCAAGGACTTGCAAGACATGGGTAAGCAGCTTTCCCAGTGGGCGGGCGCGATGTCCGATTTAGACTTTCTAGAGAACAAGAACAAGAACCCCAGTGTATTTCAGATATTAGGGGGTGGGGTCGAGAGTCAGGCCATGGAAATCTTTGCTGCGAGGAAACGCGCTTCCGCTATGAGAGCAGAATTAAAAGACTATATATCGGTGGTTTATGGACCATCACACTGGGATGAATTATTGTCTATCGAGGCAGAGATCAGGGTTCAGAAGCGGGAGAACGAGTACAAGAGACTTGAGATGGTGCAGTCCATTAAAGAGTGGGCGGCTGGAATAACCTTGTTTTTTGTGCTATTAGGTGCTTTATTTGGACTTGTTTGGCTTATGACGATGTAAGGGTGGGACATGGCGGCAACTTCTTTAGATGATTGGAAAGTTCTACCGCGACTGATGATGTTGGCGGTGACGATACTTACATATCAAGCGGTGCATTGGTTTATGGCACTTCCTGACCCGTCCGTTGCGCAGAGCGGTCTTGTAAGTGTTTGTATGGGTGCTTTTACAGGGTGCTTTGGTATATGGATGGGTAAAGAGTCTACTAGCAGTCCTGCCCCTAAACCGAAAGTGTTAGACAAATGAAATGGAAACTATATTGGCGTTTGTTCTCATCGTTACGATGGATGAGAGGGTTTATGACATGGGTAATGGGTTGGCTGTCTTTCGTGACATCTACCGTTGTGAGCAGTTTGCAACGGCTATTGAGAAAACTGCGAACAGCACTTACGTGGGTAACAGGGTTTTTTACGAGAACAAAGAAAGCCTCACCCAAGCCAAGTGTCTCCCTCAATTCGTCCCACAAAAAACAAAATTCTGGGACTAAGAGGAGAAGAAAATGATTACACTACTTGGAAGCCTGCTAGGGTTCGGTACTTCTTTTTTACCTGAAGTATTAAACTTTTTTAAGGCAGGGCAGGATCACAAGCACAAGTTGGAGTCTATGCAGCTTGAGATGGAGTTGATGACCAAGCGCAGTGAGTTGCAGCTTAACATCATGGATAAGCAGGCGGAGATTAAAGAGACAGAGGGGCTGTATAAACATGATAGCATGGACGCAGGAGGTTTTATCAACGCACTACGAGGTAGTGTCCGTCCTGTCATCACTTATGTTTTTTTTGGCCTTTTCATTGCCATCAAGATAACGGCGATAGTTGCGTTAATGAACTCAGGTAACGACTTGGGCAGATCGTTGTCTTTAATTTGGGACGATCAAACCGCAGGACTTTTTGCAGCAATTATGAGTTTTTGGTTCGGTGGTCGGGCAATTTCTAAATACATGAAGGTGAAGACATGACGTATAAGCTTGGAAATCGTAGCCATGAAAGGCTGGAAGGCGTAGACACTAGTCTGCAAACCGTTGTTCGTAGCGCCATAGGGCGTTCTGAACAGGACTTTAGCGTAATTTGCGGTCTTCGCACTAAAAAGGAGCAGGAGGCGTTAGTCGCCAAGGGAGCTTCACAAACGATGAAATCGAAGCATCTTGGGGGCTATGCCGTTGATTTAATGGCATATATTGACGGAGGCCGTTGGGAGTTGAATTTGTACGATGAAATAGCTGATGCTATGAAGTCTGCTGCCAAAGAACTTGGAGTTAAGCTTCGTTGGGGAGCGGCATGGCATATAGATGACTTTAGTGCATGGAACGGCGCAACTCATACTTACGAAAACGAGGATGTGGTCTATTCAGGTACGGCGGAAGATGCTATGAACTACTATGTAGATTTAAGACGGTCTCAGGGGCGCAGACCTTTTATTGACGCTCCACATTTTGAATTGATGGAGGGCTAGATGCCACAAGGACCGGGAACGTATGGAAGTAAAGCTGGAAGACCTAAGAAGAAAAAGTCTAAAGGTATGATGAACGGCGGTTCTGTTATGTTACCTAGTAGCGGAAAGGTTTCTAGAAACGATCTTCTTCGAGCAGGTGGTATGAAGCATGGTGGTGAAGTCCGCGCAGGTGACGTAAGAGATAGCAAGACCAGAGGAAAAACATACTAATTGGGGACTATATGTAATGGACGTTGTCGATTGGGCAAAGTACATGTATAAGAAACTTGAGGAGCGGGAAAAAGACCTTTCCGCTGCTCTTGCAAGTGGTGCTGTCAAAGATTGGGAGCAGTACAAAATGTCGGTGGGAGAGATACGAGGACTCTCTTTCGCTCGTGAAGAAATCAAGTCCTCGCTGGAGAGAAACGTAGACGATGTCGAAGACCTTATATCTTCCTGAACACGTTGCGCAGAAAGTAAACAAAGATAAGTTCCCTGCAAAAGCAGAAACTGAAGCTTTGGAAAGCGCATATGTTGACGCTAAAGAACGGGTACTAGACCCGTCCCTCTTAGACAAACCGCTACTCGAAAGACTGCCGCAGCCGACAGGTTGGCGGATTTTAGTTATGCCCTATCAAGGTAAAGCTAAAACATCGAGTGGTTTATACATTCCTGACGAAGTTCGTGAGCGTGAGTCGGTTGCTACGGTTGTGGCATACGTGATGAAGCTAGGACCATTAGCTTATAAAGACCCCGGTAAGTTTGGGGACGATAGTGAGCCATGGTGCAAGGAGGGCCAGTGGGTATGCATTGGTCGTTACTCTGGGTCCAGGTTTAAGATTGATGGCGGGGAAGTCCGCATAATCAATGATGATGAGGTGATAGCTACAATAATGGAGCCTGATGATGTCAAACATGTCTGAAGAGCAACAAGATATTTCTGTTGAAGAGCCTGAACAAGCAGAAACAAAAGAATCTGCGGATAATGAACTAGACTCGTACAGTAAAGGCGTACAGTCTCGTATTAAAAAATTAACCGAAAAATACCGTCAAGAAGAACGAGACAAAGGCGAAGCTGTACGAATATCGAAACAGTTGTTGGAAGAAAACACTAAGCTTAAAGGCAGGGTAAGAGCTTTAGACACGGGATACCTGTCTGAGTATGGTTCTCGCTTGCAGTCGCAAACAGATGGTGCAAAACGTGTGTATAAAGAGGCTTATGAGGCTGGTGACACGGATAAAATGTTGGAAGCTCAACAAGCCTTATCCAATATTGCAGTGCAGCAGCAGCAATATAATACGGCTAAAGTTAGGGCAGAGCAGCAGGCTAAAGTTCCAGTGCGACAGGCGCAGCCTGCTCCGCAACAAGCACAATCGTCACCTCAAAAAAATCCTGAACCAGATCCTAGAGCGGTTAGGTGGAAGAACAATAACAAGTGGTTTGGTGAAGATAAGATTATGACAAATGCTGTTTTGACGGTACATCAACAACTTACAGAAGAAGAAGGATTTGACCCGCGGACAGAAGACTACTATACTGAGGTCAATAAACGTATACGCAGGGAATTTCCTCATAAATTCTCTGCGGCAAAGAAAACGGGTGGAGGAAGCCAGGTCGCTTCTGCTGGTAACTCCGCATCCCGCAGTAAAACCCCAGGGCGCAGGTCGGTCAAGTTAACCCATTCAGAGGTTGCAATAGCCAAAAAGCTAAACGTGCCTCTTGAAGAATACGCTAAGTATAAAAAGGATTAAGAATATGGCTGATGATGTAAGAACTTCTCGTAAGAGTACCACTCGCGATAAAGAAGCGCGTAGAAAACCATGGGCACCGCCCAGTCGCCTTGATGCTCCAGAAGCCCCAGAAGGGTTTCAGCATCGTTGGATTCGAGTCTCAATGCGTGGTGAGGAAGACAAGATGAATGTCAACACCAAGCTGCGTGAAGGATGGGAACCTGTTCGTAAGGACGAGTATCCAGACTATGAGGCACCTACTATTGACGAAGGTCGATATGAGGGAGTGATCGGACAAGGTGGACTAATGCTGTGCCGTATACCTGAAGAAACCGCCAGAGAAAGAAACGAGTATTACGGGGGCCGAACCCGCGAACAAATGGTTGCAGTTGATCAGGATTTAATGAAGGAGCAACATCCTTCTATGCCGATACATAATGATCGGCGGAGTCGTGTATCTTTCGGAGGTTCTCAAAGAAACCCCGAATAACCATAAAGGATTGCTATTATGGCAAACAGTAACGGTGCTTTCGGACTACGTCCGATTGGCGTAGTCGGTCAGGCTGCGAACACCACTGGTACGACCGAGTATCGAATTGCTTCTGGCAACACTAACGCGATCTATCAAGGGTCTCCTGTTATTCCGCTTGCAACTGGTTTTATTGACATAGTTGGCGCGGCAGCAGGGGGAACGGTAGGTTTACTAGGTGTTTTCTGGGGCTGTTCATACGTTTCGTCTACCACTGGTGGGAAGATTTTTTCTAACTACTGGCCGGGTTCTGGGGCGGATTCTAACCATCCCGTTGTAGCCCATGTGTATGACAACCCTATGAGCACATTTGTGGTCTGTTCAGACGCTTCGCTTACCAGCGAAACAGTTGCACGGACACATGTGTTTATTAACGCAAACTTTGCAGCGGGTGCTTCTGGTTCAACGACCACAGGTATTTCTTCTGCTAAGTTGGGGGTCAGCACCATCGCCGCCACTGCGGCACTACATCTGCGCATCATGGGTATCCAAGATGATCCAGAGAATAGTGACTTTGCCGCAGCGGGTATTCCATTAATTGTTCGATTGAATAACAGTTTCAACTCACCTAACGGTGCTCTTGTTGCTGGAACTCCATCGACTACTGGCGTTTAAAGGAGGTCTAAAAAATGGCTATTTCTCGCGCACAACTAGCGAAAGAGCTAGAACCGGGCCTCAACGCGCTGTTTGGTATGGAGTACGACAAGTACGAAAACCAACACGCCGAGATATACACAACAGAATCTTCAGACAGAGCGTTTGAAGAGGAAGTTATGCTATCCGGGTTCGGCGCAGCACCGACCAAATCGGAAGGTTCTGCGATTAACTTTGACGATGCTAACGAAGCATACACTGCTCGTTACAACCACGAAACCATTGCACTAGCTTTCTCAATCACTGAGGAAGCAATCGAAGACAACTTGTATGACCGCCTTGGCAGTCGTTACACGAAAGCTTTGGCTCGTTCAATGGCCCACACTAAGCAGGTTAAAGCCGCTGATGTCTTGAACACTGCGTTCACAGGTGGTGCGACTGCTGGTGGAGATGGTGTTGCACTTTGCGCCACTGACCACCCGCTTACAAACGGTGGCACGTTTGCTAACGAACCAACAGTAGCTGCTGATTTGAATGAAACATCTCTTGAAGATGCTTTGATCAATATCGCAGGTTTTGTTGACGAGCGTGGTCTAAAAATTGCTCTTCGTGGTACAAAGATGATTATCCCTCGTCAGTTGCAATTTATTGCAGAGCGGATTCTTGCTTCTAATCTTCGTCCAGGTACTGCGGACAATGACACTAACGCATTGCGTTCAATGGGGATGTTGCCTAGCGGTTACGCTGTCAATGATTTCTTGACTGATCCAGATGCGTTCTTTGTTATGACAGATGCTCCTCGTGGAATGATCCACTTTGAGCGTACTCCGCTATCCACAAACATGGAAGGCGACTTTGATACTGGCAACATGCGGTTTAAGGCCCGTGAGCGTTACAGCTTCGGTTTCTCAGATCCGCGCTGCGTCTACGGTTCAATCGGAGCGTAAGAAAATAACGGCACTCGTTGGTGTCAGTTTGGAAGGGGCAGCTATGGTTGCCCCTTTCTTTTTGTTTGGACCTCGTGTATGGTTTGAGCATTCCTGACAACCACATTGGGTGGTTGACTAACCCAGACAGGAGAATGACATGGGTACGACTACTTTTTCCGGGCCAATTCTGGCAGGTACAATTAAAAACACAACTGGTTCGACAGTAGGTTCTGATATTAAGAACACAGGCCAAGTTGTGATGGCTCAGTCCTTTACTACAGGCACCGCTCTTGCCGCTGGTGCCTCTGCTGCGAACGTAACGGATGTTGTGATTCCAGCGAAGTCGCAAATTATAGACATTGTTATTGATGTCCCAACGGTAATGGGGGCCAATACGGCTGTTTTAAGCATAGGTGACACAGTGGGCGGAAACGCGACTCTTGTTAACGCCTATTCAATTACCGTAGCTTCTGGCGTTGGCCGTAAGTATCCGACCACAGAATCTGGCGGTGCGTTGACTTGGGCCGAAACCTCGAACACAGCAGATATTCGTGTAACGTGGACTACAACGGGTGCTACTAACGCTGGAGAAATCCGGGCTACAATCCTTTATCAACAAGCAAGTAACCTTGTAGCGTAAGGAGATGTTAGATGGCAGGTTCAGACACAACCGCGTATAATCATACGCAAGGTGCGGCGGCGGCTCTTATTGGGCCGTCCAGATCACGACTACAAGCGGTGAACATATATGCAACTGCCTTGGGGTCTTTTACTCTTACGAATGGAAACGGTGGAGCAACTATGTTGGTTCAAAAATTCCCTGTGGGTATGAACGAGATATACATTCCTGAGTCTGGTATGCTTTTTACTTCAGGAGTTTACGTTTCTGCCTTAACGGGGTCAGGTACTGAATTGACTATTCTATTATCGTAGGCGGTGGAAATGTTAAAACTAGATTTTAATAGCATAGTGGCAGGCATTACTATGGGGCTTGTCGCATGGGGGTCTCTTCAGATTTACCATCTCAAGTCAGATGTGGCAGTCATACAGTGGCGCGTTGATGAAAACCACGGTATGCTGAAACCAATGTGGCAAGAGTTTCTTGTAAGGAATGCAGCAAACTCCGTCGAGTCGGACGTAGGCAATCAGGCAAGTGGTGGATAATGACAACATCGGGATCAAGGGATTTCAACTTAGACGTTGGGGAAGTTATTGAAGAGGCGTATGAGCGGTGTGGACTAGAGGTTCGCACTGGTTATGACGCTAAGACTGCTCGTCGGTCTCTTAATCTGATGTTTGCGGAATGGGCTAACCGTGGCTTAAATCTGTGGACAGTAAGTCAGTCTACGATAACTCTTACTCAGGGGCAGAGTGAAGAACCGTTGTTGGCTGATGTGGTTGACACGCTTGATGTGGTTCTTCGCAGAGACAACACTGACTATGAGGTTCAGCGAATTAGCCGGGGTGATTATGCGACACTTCCGAACAAGACTACACAGGGTCGCCCCAGCCAGTACTGGTTGGACAGGCAGATTATACCAAAGCTTCATTTGTGGTCAGTTCCTGAGAACTCAACGGATCAAATCATCTATTACTATGTTCGTAGGATTGAGGATGCGGACACTTTGATCAACACTACTGACATGCCATTCAGGTTTTATCCTTGTATGGTCTCAGGTTTGGCTTATTACATGGCCGTTAAACGTGCGCCTGAACGTGTGCAGATATTAAAGTCTATGTACGAAGAAGAGTTTCAAAGGGCTGCGGAGGAGGATCAGGGGAGAACCCCGCTGAAACTTCAACCGAGTCTGAGTTATTTGAGGGTCTAATGCCTTACGCTGCGGGGAAAAATGCTTGGGGAATATCTGATCGGTCTGGTCGGCGTTATCGTCTAAATAAGATGAAAGTAGAGTGGACCGGGGCCAAGGTTGGACCAGAGGAATTTGACCCCAAACAGCCTCAGTTGTCTCCCCCTAAAGCTTTCCCTGATCCCCAGGCGTTGATGAACCCACGTCCTGAGAGTGGCCTTGTCGAGCAAAGGGCGCTACAGTGGGGGTGGAATCCGGTAGGGTTTGCTAATATCCCCGGTATTAGCCCTCCGAATAACTTGGTTGCTCAAGGGTCCGTTGGAACAGTAACGGTGGTAACAGAATGAGTTTTACATACGCAGAGCTAAAGCAGGCCATAAAGGACTACACTGAATACGAGGAAACAAGTTTCGTCGCTAACCTTCCTTTGTTTATCCGTATGTCTGAAGAGCGTATTCTTAAAAACATACAACTTAGTTTGTTTAGAAAGAACGCTACCGCATCAACTGGAGGCACTCGGTTTCTCAGGTGCCCAAATGATTTCTTGGCTCCTTTCTCCCTAGCGATATATCCTGCTGATGGAAATAGAGAGTTCTTGGAGTTCAAAGATCCTAGCTTTGTTCAGATGTTTACTCCGAATGACTCCACTACGGGCACACCTAGATACTATTGCCAGTTTGATGTAACCAACTTTTTGTTGGGTCCAGCCCCTGCGGTAACGTACACTGCGGAGCTTCATTACTTATACAGGCCGAACAGTATTACCGCAGGAGCCGATTCCGAAACGACTTGGCTTAGTACAAACGCAGAAATGGCGATGTTGTATGGAGCGTTGATCGAGGCGTACATATACATGAAGGGCGAACAGGATATAATGGCTTTGTATAATAGCCGCTTCCAAGAAGCGATAGTTGGTGTTAAGATGCTTGGAGAAGCTAAAGAAATCACTGACGACAGGACTGGAAAAGTGATTAGGTCTAAAGAATGAGTGCAGAATTTAAGTTAGATTTACCACAACACGAAAATGTGGTATCGGTTCGCACAACAAGCAACCGTGGCTTCACACCCGATGAGCTTGCAGAAGACTGCGTTGCAAAGATAATCTCTGTTTCGGATACTGCGTTGCCGGGAATTAGAGATCAAGCCCGTGCTTTTGAAAGGCACATGGAAAAAGTGGTAGCGTATTATATGCGTCAAGCTATACAAAGTGACCGCACTACGGTTTTTAACGCAATAACGGATGCGGGTCATCCTGAACTGGCTGAACTTATAAGGAGACTCTGACATGGCCTTTACTGGAAACTTCATGTGTACATCGTTCAAGAAGGAACTGTTGTCCGCAACACACAACTTCACTACTTCTGGTGGTGACGCTTTTCAAATAGCTCTGTACACAAACAGCGCCTCGTTTACTGCGGCTACTACTGCGGCGGTATTTGGCGCTCTTAACAATGAAGTAGGTACGTCTGGAACGTACACTACGGGCGGACCTTCTGGCAGCACCAGTACAAATACTCTTGCTGCGGCAGCTAGTATGCCTTCAAGTAGTGGAACAACAGCATTCACCGACTTTGCAGATAAGACATTTACGTCTGCGACTATTACGGCTCGTGGCGCTCTTATTTACAATAGTTCAGCAGGTTCTGGATCAAACACTGCTAATTGTGTTGTGGTGCTAGATTTTGGTTCGGACAAGTCTTCCACTTCGGGTGACTTTAAGATCGTGATGCCAAGCCCAGATGCTAGTAACGCTCTAATCAGAATCGCGTAAGAACGGAGAGCTAAAATGGTAGTACTGGTCAACAGAGCTAAAATGACAACCAGCACCACGGGTACTGGTACGATAACTCTTGGCAGTGCAACCAGTGGCTTTCAAACGTTTGCAGCGGCGGGAGTATCCAATGGAAACTCTATTCGCTACGTGATTGAAGACGGGAACGCTTGGGAAATCGGTTCGGGTACATACACTTCTTCTGGCACGACCCTCAGTCGAAGTCCCTCGCAAAGTAGCGGAGGTGGTGGGGCGATAACCCTGTCAGGAAGCGCCGTTGTCTTTGTTTCTGCAATAGCTTCGGACATTCAAACAACGTTAGCTAGTTTGGGTCTTAGCGCCTCTGCTACAGAATTAAACTATGTGGACGGAGTGACTTCTGCTATTCAAACGCAATTAAATACTAAAGCGTCAACAGGGAAAAGTATTGCAATGGCAATGGTCTTTGGCTGATAGGAGAGAATAAATGGCAAATCCAAATATTGTAGCTGTAAGCAGCATCTACGCGAATACCGCTTTAGATGCTGATGTAGCGGCTTCAGCCGTTAGTCTTCTGACCGCAGCGTCTAACAAGGTTTTAAAGATCAACAGCCTTGTGATAGCTAATATTGATGGAGTAAACGCAGCAGATATTTCGGTATGGATCACACGATCCAGTGTGGATTATTACCTAGCGAAAACAATCTCAGTCCCCGCTGATAGCACCCTCGTTCCGATAGACAAGAGTATGGGTTTATATTTAGTCGAAGGTGACATTCTTAAAATTCAAGCATCAGCGATTGGCGACCTTTCGGCAGTTTGTAGTTACGAAGAAATAGATGACGCATAGGAATTGGAATGAAGTATATTGGAAACGTCCAATCCCAAGCTAACGCAGAAGTATTTGCTGTAGCATCTGGTAATATTGGCACTGACACAACCTGTGTTGTTAATAGCGATGGGACTGTGAGTGTTGTATCTGGCGCATCCTCTAGCGTTGGTACAGCAGTCGTTTTTAATTCGTCAGTATCCTACTCCATTGGCTCAGTTTTTGACAGTAATTCAAATAGGGTTGTAGTCGCTTATAAAAATGTAGGGGATG